CTCCTGGGAGTGTAGTGATTTCAGTTCCTCTACCACCCTCACGGCGAGGTAACCAGAAATCCTCAAGCATAGACATATGCTTTTTATCATCACGCATCTCTCCAGTTGAAGAATCATATACGAGTTTATTTCTGTAACGAGACATTACATCACGTAGATATTGTTCCGCTTTTACCTTTGGAAGATTACCTACATCGATATAAAAAATTCTACGCTCTGGAGCACGAGAGAGACGATAGATTACCAAACTATCTTCAATCATTCTAAGTTGATTGAGAGACTTGATAGCCTTATGAAGAAAACTCAACACCATTCTTTTGTTGAGATCTTGTAAACCAGATGGAACAAATGTAATAGAATCGGGCGCCATCTTTACGCCTTGTGATAAACTCATATCACCAATTGGTCCCAATACTCCACCTTGATAAAATCCTTTTGGATTGTATAGGAAGTAGTCTACAAAAGTTCCATACTCATACTCAAGTGCTGTGCCTTTAATTGCTGCACGAGCAAGAGAATCTTTTGGTTTGTCATCAAGTTTTTGACGGACCTTCTTGATCTTCATTGGATCAACGTAACGAAGTTCAAGAATTCCTTTCTTTGGGTTGTCTAAATCTATGACTTTATGGTAATATAGTCTTCCATCAATATACCAATTACGCACAATCTCATGTGCTCTATTATCAAAATTTAAAAGTTTTTTGATGTGTTCAAATTCGTTTCTAATTTTAGTCTTTACTCCAGATCCAACATCTAGATTATCTAAGTTGATTTCAACTGGAGTATCGTTAGCATCACTAACAACAAATTCATTTACAACTTCATCAATAGCACTATCAACTTCTGGATGAAGTGCCATATCACGATAACGACGAATTAGTTCGTACTCGTTGCGAGCTTGAGCTGCGGTATCGGTTTCTACATACGTTCCATAATAACCACCTGCTGCTACTGAGATTGGTTCCTCAGCAGAAGGAGGGACAGGGGATTGTCCCTTCTGTCCCTCCTTTCGATTAATTTGGAAGCCAAAAAGTTGACTCATGATTACTTATTCAAATACTGCTTCCAACTATTTATCAGACTACTGGAATTGAAGAAACTCCTTGTCTGGTCCCTGCGGTAGCAGTGAAGTATGAGTACTGGAACTCAACTGTGAATTCTTCAATCTGATCGTTGCTATCATAAGCAACATCAATCTGAGAAACATTAGTTGGGAAGCAGTACTTGAGTGAGTACGATCTGAGGATCGCACCTTCTTCACTAGCATCTTTCTCAAGTTGCTTGACAGCAAGATCTGCCATGTAACCACTGGAGTTATTTGGCGTGAATAGAGGAGCAGTGTTACCCTCATGAGTGTTGATGCTGTTTGCCCACTGCTCAAAGAATGAGCGTAGTTTGAAATCCTTATCGTTGAAGAAGGTAGCAGTCCAAGTATCAAAGGTGCGATCACCTGCGATCTTAACTGTTCTTCCACGGAAAGGAACTTCGATAACTCCTAGGTTGGAACCAGGGAGTGCTGCTGACTTACAAAGAAGATTTGTGAGATTTTGATCTTCAGTTTGCTTAGAAAGAGTTGCTGGGAACTGAACATCGATCAGGAACATGTTGGGCTTCACGCCCTGACCGATAGTTTGTAGGAACTGACTTACGTTTGACGATGCCATTAGTGGTTACCTCTGTGATGTTTTTCTGTATTACTAATTATCTACCAACGACTTCCGAGAAGGAAACGCCCGTTCTTGTTGCCGTTACAGTAACGGTTACATAGTTGATTGAGCGAGTTGGCTTGAGGTAGAGTTCAGCAACAAACTCATTTCTATCAATAACTTCTGGAGTGTTGTTTGTTGTATCACATACAACTAGGAAGTCAATTACACCTCTGCGAGCTTGAACTTCTGCCAAGTAAGAAGAAATTGAAGCAGTGAAGTTTGAGCGAGTTGTGCTATCGTTCTGCTCAAAGAGAACTCCTTCAGCAAGTGCTCTTGCTCTCTTCTCAACATTGAGGAATAGACGACGAACGTTAATTCTGTCAAATGCTGATGGTGAAGCGAGAGCGGTCTTATCTCCAAAGAGAACAGGACCAGATCCTGGAAGAGAAACGATAGGATTAATTCTGTTGCTGTATAGATCGTCTCTCTGTGCTTTATTTGGATTGAAAGCAAGCTTGACAACGTTCTGTACACCACCACGATTTAGACCTGCTGGGGAGAACCAGTCATCTAGAATTGCAGAAGTTGAAACACAGAGACCAGCAGTATCACCATTACAACCAATGTAGCGATACTTATCGTTGAAACGATCGTATGTATACTTGATACCACTATCTAAAACAACATAGGAACTTGAAGCAATTCCATCAAAGAAAGCAATTGTATTTGCTAGTTGAGTTGCAGGAGAAATTGAAGCACCACCAGTAGTGGCAATTTGATTACCAACATAAGGAGATAGGAAAGCAACGCAATCCTTTCTACTGTTAGCAATAGCAGCTACTGCTTGTGCTTTAGCAAGAGTATCAACTTCATTGCTCATGGAACCACCCATGATAACAAAGTCAATAGTTGCAGATTCTGTATCTAGGAATTCATCATATGCTGCTTGAATTTCTCCAGCAGTATAAGCATAGTCATCTAGACCACCAGATAAAGTTCCACCAGCAGTTTGAAGAATTCTTGATAACTCTTTTGGAGCACCAGAAGTTGCTGCGTATGAAGCAGCAGTTCCACCTGGATTTTCTCCAAGAGTTGTGATTTCAGCAGAGGTTAATTCTTGACCAGCGTAAATGAAGTTTGAAAACTCATTGAGTGCTGATTTCCAGTATGTGGAATTTCCTTCTGGTGACTTAGCATCAGAGATTTTTGAAAGATATGTAAAACGCTCAACAACTGTATTATCTCTTTCGTCAATGACAGCAAGATGAACTTCATCATATGAAAGATAACGCTCTGCTGCCCAAGGTGAAGTACCAGGGCGAGGACCGATTGCCTTGAAAGATAAACCAGTTGTTCCAATTGCCTCTGCATTCCAATCGGAATTAGTGTAAGCAACTACTGTTTCACCAGCTCCAGCGGTTGGAGTTCCAGTTCCTTTTGTAATTAAGAATGTGCTTGAGTTTACTACTTTATAAACTTCGTGTGTTGTTGCGTTTCCAGCTGTGTATGTATCCCCAACTGTGAAACCGTGAGTTGCCTTGGTTACCTTATAGTCAGCACCACGATCAAGGATAACTACACGGTAGTAGTTACCTTCTGTTCCTGCGTAACGAGCAGCAAATTTTTCTGTTGTAACGCCAGCATCGAATGCATCCTTATCAGCAATAAGAACACCAGTGCCACTCTTGGTTGCGTTCTTAACAGTTGTTGCTGCACGGAGAACTGCTAATTGACCACCGTAGCGTAAAAATTCTGCTGCTACTAACCAATCAGAAGCATTTGCCTCAGCTGGTGTTCCGAACGTGTCAATTAGATCTCTTTCTGAATTGACGCTTACGATTTTGCCTACTGGTCCAGTGCGGAATGTAGAAGCGAAAGCAGCACGAATAGCGAGTGCTCCAGTTACTACGGCATTGGATAAATCACGCTCCTTAATAACAACACCAGGCGAGACTTGACTTGCCATGTTTTTACCTCTTAGATATCAAATTTATCTAAATCTATTTAGAAATTACTAATGTTCAGAGGGGGAAACCATGCATGAACACTTTACCAATCTGGATATGACCAGGCATCAGTATCTTTCTTTCTTCTGTCGAGTATTCTTTTGACAGTACATGCCTTACATTCATAGGAATATGCTGATGGAAACGGTCTTTTATTCTTTCTGATCAAGTAAAAATCCGTGAGAAGATCTTTCTCTTTACTGCAAGTTCTGCACTTCCTTTCCTTGAAGATGAGATGCTCTAAAGAAAATTGATCTTCTATGTTCATCAGTAATTCCACATATAACTTACTTCTTCTTGAGTATTTCCATACTCCCACAATGATCCATCGGCGTCTACAAAACTATTATCTCCCATACCAT